ATGAATATAAAAAACAAAGGAGCTAAAAATGGGTAAGAAATTAGGATTAGATGCAGCATACGCTAATTTAGGAAAAGGATATTTACAACATCCTGTTATTAATTCAGTTAAACCAAAACCAAAACCTACTAAAGCAATGTCCGGTGGCATGATGCAAGGTTATGGTGCTGCTAGAACATCTGGAATGGGTTTAGAAGATCAATCTTTGATGCCTGGTAAAATGACTAAAGCTGCTTTAGGAATATTGGCTATGAAAAAAGCAAAAGATAAAGGTGCTAAAGGACCTGAATTATTATCTCCCGCAGCAATGGCAAGAAGATTTTTTAATAAAGGTGGAAAAATGACTAAAGCCAAGTATGGTAAACACATAAAAAAATAATGTTTAAGGATAAGCCCCATAAAGTTTCTGGCAAGAAATTTGGGCCACCACCTAAACGTGGTCCAAACCCACAAGGTTTAAATATGGGAAGTAAAAAAGAAGTAAAAGTAAAAGCAGGTTATCATAAAATGCCTGATGGCAGCATTATGAAAAATAGTGCTCATAAAAAATAAAGGAGCAAAATAATGTGGTTAAGTGCAATTAAACTAGCAATGAATGCTGGTACTCATATTTACAAAAATAAGCAACAGACGAAAATGCTTATGTCAGATGCTGCTATGAAACATGCTCAGAAAATGAGTACTGGAGAATTAGAGTATTCTGGAAAATTACTAGAAGCTAGACAATCAGACTGGAAAGACGAATTTATTTTGGTTTTGCTGTCAATTCCAATCGTAATGTTGGGATGGTCAGTATGGTCAGATAATCCTGTACATATGGAAAAAATGGAATTATTCTTTTTTCATTTTGGAAACCTGCCTTTTTGGTATCAAACAATTTTTGTTGGTGTTATTGCGAGTGTCTATGGACTTAAAGCAACCGATCTGATAAAGAGAAAATAATATGTGGAATTGGATTAAAAAATTATTTACACCTAAAAGACAAGAACCTTTGTTATTAGATAAAGAAGTTACTGTTGATTATTCTAAGTTAACTAAAGGTGATCTTAAAAAACTACAAGCTCAAGGAAAAATTAAATCTATTTATGATAGATGACACTGACACAATTGGTCTTGATTACGGAGTAGTTCGTAGAGTTGCCAATAAAAGAATTGAGTCGCTAAAAGACACTATAGTGCACCAGGTTGACAACCTAGAACAACTTAACTATATTAGAGGGCAAATCAAAGGCCTAGAGTCTTTGCTTCAGGATCTTAAAGACCTGCAGCTTAAACAGGAGCGACTAAATGACGGAGAACTTAACAACTTCGGGAGAGACCCCGAAGGTTAAAACAGCATTACTTGATGCTTATAAGACAAAAGAAGAAGTCCAAGAAACAAGATTAGATGCTGATGAAGTATCTAACAATAAACCTCTTTTAGAAAAACTACCTACTCCAACAGGTTGGAGACTTTTAGTATTGCCTTACGCAGGACCTAAAAAAACTAAAGGTGGAATTCTATTAACAGAAACAACTAGCGAAACAATACAGATGACAACCGTATGTGCATTCGTATTGAAAGTTGGTGATCTAGCCTACAAAGATAAAGTTAAATTTCCAGAAGGACCTTGGTGTGAAAAAGGTGACTGGGTAATTTTCGGAAGATATGCAGGATCTAGATTTAAGATAGATGGCGGAGAAGTTCGTCTTCTAAACGATGATGAAATTATTGCTAAGATCAACGATCCAGAGGATATACATCATCAATATTAATACATACGCAAAAACAGGAGCTACAAATGTTAGAAAAAAGTGATTATCAAAAAGATAATGATACCTCCAAAGAGGTAGAACTAGATACCGATGGTATCCAAGAACAGTCGATTGAAGTTGAAAAACAATCAGAAGTTGAATCAGATGAAAGTGAACCTAGAGAAGAAGTTGATTTAGGATATACAGAACCTAAAACTGCAGGAATCGAAGGTATTTCAGTTGAAGAAAAAGAAGATAAAAAAGAAACTAAGGTTGATGATTTATCCGATGTTTCAGATAAAGTTAAAAAAAGAATTGATAAACTAACTTTTAAAATCAGAGAGTCTGAAAGAAGAGAAAGAGCAGCATTAGATTATGCAAAATCTCTTAAATCTAAATTAGATGTATCTGAAACTAAATATACTAAAACTAGTAAAAGTTATGTTGAACAATACTCAGCTAGAGTAGCTGCAGAACAAGAGAAAGCAAGGCAATCTTTAAAAGATGCAATTGTTGATCAAGATGCAGATAAAATTGCTGATGCAAATTCTTTAGTAGCCAAGTTAGCCATTGAAGCAGAAAAAGCTAAAATGACTGCAGTCGAAGAAGATGAAAGAGAAGCAGCTAGGCAAACAGAAATTACTAGAGCTGAAACTCAACAAACTACTCCACCACCTCAAAATCCTACTTATCCAGAACCATCTAGAAAGGCTCAAAATTGGGCTGAAAGTAATGAATGGTTTGGGTCAGATAAGATTATGACAAGTGCTGCGTTTCAAATTCACCAAGATCTTATAGACCAGGGGTTTGACGTAGAGAGTCAGGAGTATTATAATGAAATTGATAAAACAATGAAGGATAATTTCCCTCATAAGTTTAATCGTCAGGAGCCAAAGAAAATCGTTCAAACTGTGGCCTCTGCTCAACGAAACCAAAACGGACGCCGATCAGTGAAACTCACTCGTTCACAAATAGCTATCGCTAAAAAATTAGGGGTGCCACTAGAGGAATACGCAAAATACGTGAAGGAGAATGCAAATGGATAATACTATAAAAAGAACCTCACGCGAGTCAGAAAGCAGAAAAGAAACTATGAAAAAAACTGCTTGGGCTCCACCATCAAGTTTGGATGCACCACCTGCACCGCAGGGATACGCTCATAGATGGATAAGAACATCTGTGACTGGGTTTGAGGATACGGCTAACGTAACTAAAAAACTCAGAGAAGGTTGGGAATTTGTAAGAGCAGATGAGATTCTTTCGAACCCAAGCTTAGGCCAATATCCTGTAATTAAATCAGGTCAATACGATGGATGCATTGGAATTGGAGGCCTTGTGTTGGCAAGGATACCGGAAGAGATTTTAAAATCGCGCGCTGAGTATTTTAATAAAATTACTCAAGACCAAATGACCGCAGTCGATAATGATCTTATGAGGGAGCAACAACCAGGGATGCCAATCAATATTGATAGGCAATCTCGAGTGACCTTTGGCGGTAATTCTAAGAAATAATTTCTTAACGATAACTACCTAAGGCGGCTAATATAAATAAACATAATAGGAGAAAAAACAAATGTCAAACCAATTAGAAAAGTTCGGTCTTAGACCCTACAGAAAACTAGACGGTACACCACTTGTTGGCGCTCAAAACAGATACACTATTGCAAGTAACTACGGTACAGCAATATTTCAAGGTGACATGGTAATTCCAGTTACTGGTGGAAATATTGAAAGATACCCTGGTAATACTTCAACAGCTGTTGTGGGTGTTTTCAATGGATGTTTTTACACAGATCCTACTACGCAAAAGCCGACCTTCTCAAACTACTACCCAGGTTCAGTTGCAACAGCTGATATTACAGCTTTCGTTGTTGATGACCCTGACGCAGTATTTTTAGTTGATGCTGATGCAACGTTCGCAAGAGCGGATCTGTTTCAAAACTACTCACTAACAGCAGTTAGTGGAAATACTAAAACTGGAAATTCGGAACAGCAACTTGATGTTTCTGAATCAGGAACTAATGCAACATTTATTGTACAAGCAATAGATATTTCGCAAGACCCTGATAACTCAGATACTAGTTCAGCTAACGCGAATATTTTAGTTAGAATCAACAATCACTTCTACAGAAGTGGCACAGGACTATAATAGGAGAATAAATTATGGCTATATCACGATCACAACTAGTTAAAGAACTAGAGCCAGGATTGAATGCACTATTCGGCCTGGAATACAACAGATACGAAAATCAGCATGCGGAAATTTTCCCTGCTGAGGCGTCTGACAGAGCTTTTGAAGAAGAAGTGATGTTAAGCGGTTTCGGTTCAGCACCAGTTAAACAAGAAGGTGCTGGAGTAGTGTTCGATCAAGCTCAAGAGACTTTTACAGCTAGATACACACACGATACAATCGCATTAGCATTCTCTATTACAGAAGAAGCTATTGAAGACAATCTGTACGACAGACTTGCAGCTAGATATACTAGAGCACTTGCAAGATCTATGTCTAACACAAAACAAGTCAAAGCGGCTGCTGTTTTAAACAATGGACAAATTACTACTGCTATCGGTGGTGATGGTGTGTCTTTGGTTAATGCTGCGCATCCGTTAGCAACTGGTGGAACGTTCTCAAACGTACTAGCTGTTGCTGCTGATTTGAATGAAACATCGCTTGAGCAATCTTTGATTGACATTGCAGGTTTTGTTGACGAAAGAGGACTAAAAGTTGCTCTTAACGGTACTAAAATGATAATTCCAAAAGAATTACAATTTACTGCTGAAAGACTAATGAAATCACCTCAAAGAGTCGGCACTGCTGATAATGATATCAATGCAATGGTTAACATGGGAATGATTCCTGAAGGATACAGAGTTAATAACTTCTTATCTGACACTGATTCATTCTTTATTCTTACTGATACGCCTAACGGATTTAAACATTTCGTTAGATCACCTATCAAAACTGCTATGGAAGGCGACTTCGATACTGGTAACGTAAGATTTAAAGCTAGAGAAAGATACAGCTTCGGTTGGTCTGACCCTAGAGCCGTGTTTGGTAATGGAAACTTACCTACAAGCTAATAATCGTTTAGATTAAATACCTAGCGGTATTACTTAAAAGGGGTGGTGCATTAATTTGCATTGCCCCTTTTTTTATGTTAAGAAACCACAATGTTCTTGAGTTCATTTAAAATAAACAATAATTTTAAAGAAACAATCAAAACAGAAATATTAGGTCTTAAAAAAAATTGGAAAAAAGATTTAAATAATGTTAAAGCATTAACGTCAGGTTTTTTTCCAAACTATTTATTTTTTGATATTTTAAAAAAACAACTTTCTAATAAATTATTTGAGCTCACAAAATCAAAATATAAACCATCTTGTTGGTGGGCTAATTATTATAATATTGGTCACTATGCCGATGCTCACTCTCATCAACCAGAACACATAAGTAGTATTATTTTTATAAAAACAGATGACACAAATCCTTTATATTTTAATTTAAATCCTGGTATTCTTAAAGTTAAAGAAGAAGAAGGATTAGTTCTATTATTTGATTCAAAAATAGAACATGGTGTAGATTTTTGCAAAAGCCCAAGAATTACACTGGCCATAGATTTTGTTAAGGATAATTAAATGTCTATATTTAAAGAATTTGATTTTAGTGAAGTTTTAAATAAAAAAGATTTTGAAACTAAAGCAATAGAATATCTTAAAAAATATCCTTGTTGTGATAAAAAAAATTGCACACACCCCCTTTTTCAAAGTGATTCCGAGTTATGGAAAGACAAAGATTTTTATCTAATAGCAGAAAAAATAGCTTCAATTATTTTTAACCATTATCAAAAAAAAATTCATTTAAAAATAAGAATGTGGGCTTATTATCAAAAAAAAGATTCAATTCTAGATAGTTATGAGTGGCACAATCATTACAGAGGTGAATCTAAAGAAGAGCTTTCATTTATTATATACTTATCAGACACGGAATTAGGAACATTATTTAAAGTAAACCAAAATATAATTACTTTAAAACCTAAAAAAAATATTTTATATGCATGGAATTCAAAATATGAGCACACTCCAGAATTAGGTAAACATTTACAAAATAGAGTTATTTTGGCTGGAGATTGTTTAATATAGTATTTGTGTGTATAATATAAACACTTAGAATAAATTATTATGTAGACTGACTAAGCAGACGGTATAGAGACTACATAGTATAACCGCTATACAGGAGAAACTATTATGGCAAACACAACTTTTTCAGGCCCGGTTAGATCCGAAAATGGCTTTGAATCAATTACAAAAAACGAAACAACAGGTGCAGTTTCAGTAAACGCATCTTACGGAGCAACTATTACAGGTGGTGTTCAATCATTATCTGGTGCAGGTGCAGTTGATCTTACAAACTTAGTTACAGAACTTACAACAGCCGCAGGTGCTGCTGCAGTTACTTTAGCTGATGGAACAACTTCAGGCCAAATCAAAATCATTACTATGGTTGTTGATGGTGGCGGAACTGCAACTGTTACTCCAGCCACTTTTGCAAGTGGAACAACTTTAGCTTTCGATGCAGTGGCTGAAACAGCTACTTTAGTATGGAATAGCTCTATAGGTTGGATTCTTTCTGCAGACAGAGGTGTTACAATAGCTTAATAAATAATTAGTGGCTCCTTCGGGAGCCATGAACTAGGAGAATTATGTTTAAAGGCGATATACAAGCTACAAGATCAACAGCAGGAAACACAGGGACTGCCGTAATTTCACAACCAATAAGGTTAAAAGGAATTATTGTTGCTAACGATGGTGTTGGAGCAGGTCTTTTAGAATTAACTACCACTTCAAATACTGGGGATACATTATTTATTGCAGACTGTCCAACTGGCGATGTGATTAACTTTTCTTTTCCAGACGATGGTATTTTATTTCCAAAAGGAATATTTGTTAAAACTTCAACAAATATTGAAGCTTACACATTATTAACAGATAAATATTCTGGCCCTAACTTAACAACGAGTAACGGATAATGGGTGGTTCAAGTTTTTCATCAGATCAAGGTAATGCTCATGCAACTGCTACAGCACAACTAGTTGCAACAGGCGGTAGAGTTAGACTAACTTCTATTCAAGGAGAAGGTATTGCATCAGCATTATTAGTTTTTAAAAGTGGTGGAGCTTCTGGTTCTACAATAGCTACTTATGGATTTGGTGTAGATGGTTTATCTGTTTATGTTCCAGGAAATGGTATTGTTTTTGAAGATGGTATTCACGTTACAGTAACTAACTGTCCAAACGTTTCTATAACTTTTACGTAACATGGATTATTACGCTGATCTAGGTTTAGAAATAGGCGAAATAGACATAGATTCTTTTGCAAAAGGTGGAATGCCTAAACGTAATAAGAAAAACTATCGTAGCACTAAATCTGGTGCAGGAATGACCCGTAAAGGTGTTAAAGCTTACAGAAAATTAAATCCCGGATCAAAATTAAAGACAGCAGTTACAGGTAAAGTTAAAAAAGGCAGTAAAGCTGCTAAACGTAGAAAATCATACTGTGCAAGAAGTGCTGGACAAATGAAGCAGTTTCCAAAAGCAGCAAGAGATCCTAATTCTAGACTAAGACAAGCTAGAAGAAGATGGAAGTGCTAGAAAAAACATACTGGATGTTTTTAGACATCCTTATGTATGTTATACTAGGTTTATTATTTTTTTTAATTTTAGGGGCAACATTTATTAAAACCATGATTGACAAATACATTATAAAATTTCTAGAGTTTTGTGACAACACTGTAGCTAAAATATCTAATTTTTTTAACAAAAAGAAGAAGTAACATGATGGTAAAGTGTAAAACTTGCGGCCATGGGTGTCATTGTAGTGAAGATAAAATAGATTCTGAACACTACACACCATTAATGGATTTGTGTGAATGTAAAAAATGCCAGCATGAAGTAAAAGAAATTGAATACGAGGAGTGTTTATCGTGTCAATAATGGAGTGTGCCCGGATGAATTATTATTTTACAGGTGTATTGGTTATAGCTTTTATTGCATTAACAATGATTGTAGCACCAATATGAACCGAAAAACTAATACAGCATTAATTGCATTACTTGGTACTATCCTTATGGGTTTAGCTACCTGGACATTGGTCACACTCATAGAACTTCAGTTAATAGTAGCCATGATCCAATCTGATTTGATGTCTATTGATAAGCAATTCGGAAGGGTTTACAATTTCATCGATTCTGTTAGAGGTAAGTAATGCTAATAAATAAAAATGTATACTTTGTGCATGTTCCAAGAACGGGTGGAAGATATATAACCAATTTATTCAAAATTAATGAACACGAAGTTTCTCTTGATGCCTTTAATACAAAATGGAAAAACAAAGAAATAGGTCATCTAACTTATCCAGATTATGAAGTTTATTTAAATTTTTTAAAATGTACAAAATTTGCTGTAATAAGAGACCCAATTACAAGATTTTTAAGTGCTATAAACTCTGATGTAAAATTAAATAAAGATACAATCGACACTATGCTTAGTAGTCAAGAAAATTTAAACCTTTATTTAAATAATTTAATTTTTAATGATGATGATAATTGGTATACGCCTCAAATAAATTTTTTAAATTATGACGTTAAAATTTATAAATATGAAAATGGTTTAGGCGCTAAGTTTGTTGAATGGATAAATAATAATTTTAATTTAAAATTAGAAACATTTGATGCAAGATCTTTTTCAGAAGTTTTTGAAATAAATTTAACTAATAAACAAAAACAATATGTTGAAAATTATTATTATAAAGATTTTAGGCTACTTAATTATTAATGGTTACTAAAATTAAAAAAATTCTACCTTCTAAAGCAAATAAAGAAATAATTAAAATACTACAAAATACTCCAGGTTGGTATTTTGGTTATGATGAAAAAGAAGAAGATAACAATTTTAACAAAGATCAAGGATTGGCTTTACAAACTTTTAATGAAGAAGTAATAGCTCATCCTAATCATCAAACATTAAATATGTTTGCTTTTATAATAGCTAACAAAATTTGTGATGAATTATCAATGACTTTTAATAAACTAAAAAGGGTAAATTATAATTTTTATCATCCATTATCTATGGGTAAGCCACACACTGATTATAGCAATGATAACTTTTATAGTATATTATATAATTTAAATACAAATGATGGCTATACAAAAATACAAGAAGAAAAATTTATAAGTAATGAATCGGAAGCTTTACTTTTTAAAAGTAATCAAATACACTTTGGTTGTGGACCAACTGATGGTCTAAGATATAACTTAAATATAATTTTTTCATGAATCTATCTCGTAATTTTAATCTTCAAGAGTTAATCAAATCAGACACTGCTGTCCGTAAGGGCATAGATAATAATCCTAACTCAGATCAAATAGCAAAATTAAAATTACTTTGTGATAATATTTTACAACCCGTCAGAGATCACTTCGGTCCTGTAGTAGTGACCTCGTGTTATAGATCTCCAGAGTTATCTCAAGCTATTGGTAGTTCAGTCAACAGTCAACACTGCGATGCGGAAGCCGTTGATTTTGAATGTCCGGGAGTTGATAATGCTGAGCTTTGTGACTGGATATATAAGAACCTTGAATATGATCAAATGATTCTCGAGTTCTATAAAAAAGGAGAACCCAACAGCGGATGGTGTCATTGCAGTTATGTTGAGGATAAACCTAGAAAACAATTCTTGCATGCATTTAGGGAAGAGGGTAAAGTTAAATATAAACCAATTTTAGGAAAGGCAGTTGATTTAGTATGAAATTAAATTTATTTTCTGTTCCGATATTTATTGATAATATTGATAGCTCTAAGATAGATATTAAAAATCAAAATTTTGAAAAAACATGGAACTCCGAAACTTTATCTTCATTTAATTATTCGAATATATTAGATAAGGAATCTTTTAACTATCTTTTAAAAATTATAGCTGGTTCACTTTCAACACAATTTAAGGAGCCCTTAAAAATTCAACTATTAAATATTTGGGAAAATAGATATACTGATAATGACTTTCAAGAAAAACATGCTCATCCTCAGGCTCATTTTTCATTTATTATTTATAAAGAAGTAACTGAAGGTAAAACAATATTTTTTAATCCTGCAATTAATTTAATAGAATCTTATTATCCCGCACCTTATTTTTTTAACAAAACTAATTTTTTTCAATTAGAGTTTTTGCCTAAATGTAGAAAAGATCAAATAGTCATATTTCCAAGTTTTATAGAACACATGGTTAAAAAAATAAATAACAGTGTAACTATATCCGGTAATATAACTATTCATCCAAATAACTCAGAATCTAAATGGTAATAAAGTTAAATTGTGCTGCCATACTTAAACAACTGGACTGTCACAGAGAAGTAAAAGAAAAACTACTGTCTATGATTGATCAGTCTTGGAGCTATAATATGACGAATGATTTTTATGGCGACAATATTAATAGATGTGATTGGTCAGAAAATTTAAACTATAATAGAGAATGGGTTAAGTTTATCAAACCAAAATTAGAAAAACATTTTAATGAATGTGCAGAAACTTTAAATTATGAAAAATGTGAAGTTAATGGAATGTGGTACCAACAGTATATAAAAGACAATATACACACATGGCATATTCATGGAGAAAATTACACAGGTGTTTACTATTTAGAACTACCAGAAAATTCACCAAAGACAGAATTATTAGATCAAATAGATATTAATAATAAAATTACAATAAATGCTAAAGAGGGAGATGTGGTAATTTTCCCTAGTTTTATTATACACCGATCTCCAAAAATTATTAATAATCTAAGAAAAACAATAATATCTTTTAATATAAATTTTACTAAAGTAAAAGATAGTGTGGTATTATCTTTAAATGGATTATAATATAATACAAAGGAAAAATTATGGCAATAACTAGAGGGTCAATGACTAAACAACTAGAACCGGGTTTAGGCAGCAGTAATAAAGGTTGGACTAAGAAAGAAAAATCAGAATTTAAAAAGGTTTTACTGAAAACTCATGGCAAAATCTACAAACCCCATAGCCAAAAACCTAAGGTCTAGAACTTACCGTCATCAAGTGGTACAATCTAAGAAGTTGTACAACCGCAAAAAGGAGAAGTTTTACACTCTCAAAGCGGCCGCTATAAATAAAGGAGAAACAAATGGCTAAATCAAAAGGTCCTTGTTGGGACGGTTATGAAATGATTGGAATGAAGTCTAAAGGTGGGCGTAAAGTTCCTAATTGTGTACCTAAAAAATCAAAAGGTGGAGAGATGGAATATAATGGATCTCTAATTAATTCAGAAATAGATGGAGTTACTTACAATAATAAATCATATGAGGATTACTATAAGGATATTCTGTAGTGAGAAAAAATAAACTTAAAGTTAAAAAGCTTAGAGGTGGTGGAATGGACATGGGTAATGCAGCCAATCAAGCCGCTAGCGCTGCTATGGGTAACGTAGGAGCAACTGCTGCAGCAAAAGGCAATGTAAATCTAGGAGATACAGGACCTCAAGGCGATGAGTCCATTACTTCTTTTACAGATAACTATAAAGCTAATTTTCAAGCAAAAGGTAGATTAAATTTAATCCCTGGAGCTCAAATAGTAAATACTTTACAAACTATTAGAGACACTAATAGAGGTAATAAAGCTATGGGAATAAAAAATAAACCTCCCGTTCAACAACAAGGAAGTGGTTCAAATCCTATGGTTTGTCCTCCAGGACAAGTAATGCAAGGTGGAACGTGTGTTCAAAGACTTTCTAAAGGAGGAGAGTTTTCTTTTAGTAAAGAAACTCAACAAGATTATTACAAGGATTTAGTGTAGTGAAAAAAGAAAAAATGTTACTTGGTGGATTATTAAGTGCCGGCATTAGATATGGAGTTAAGAGATATGCTAAAGCTAGTGGTAAAAAACTTATTGATTTAACTAAAGGACAATCTACAAAATTAGGTAAAGCAGATAAAGTTGAGGCTATAAAATTGCATGGTGCTACAAAATTATCTAAATTAGAAAAAATTAAATTAAATTATTATAAGGATATATTATAATGGTACTTAAACTTTCTCTTATGGTAGCCAAACCTTTAATTAAAAAGGTAATCA